AAGTAGGTAGACTAAGTTCAAAAGATTTATTGGATTCTCAAATGCAAAAATCAATCTATAAAATGTATCGTCATGTTGAGAACAATTAAAGTCTATGGAAAACTTAGGCAGATATTAGGTCAGTCAACATTTGAAGCTGATCTTAATAATGTAGGACAGGCATTTAGTTTTCTATATAATAACTTTCCTGAGTTAGAAGGTCATTTATTAAATAACAACTACCGAGTATGGACAGGAGATAAATTAGTTACTGAAGAAAAAATATTCATGTCTGGTGAAAGTGATATTAGAATTATTCCTGTTGCGTCTGGTTCATTTGGTTTTTTAGCTCCTGTACTAGCACCTCTTTTGGCTGGTGGTGTTTCATCTGCAATTTCAAGCGTTGTTGGTACAGGTATTATTGGGTCTATCGTCACTGCTGTTGGTACTTCTTTAATCGTTGATGGTGTAACCTCAATGCTTGCTCCACAACCACCTACTATGAGTCCGTCTGGCATGGACGCAACAGACCCAGCTTCACTTGCTTCAAACTATTCATTCAGTGGAATAACCAATATTAGCAAAAGTGGTGTTCCGATTAATTTAATATATGGAGAGACTATAGTTGGTTCAGTGACAGTTTCAAATGGTATTGATACAGTTCAAGTCAGAGGTGACGCATAATGGCTGGCATACAAGAATTTAGTCAAGATACTATCTTTACTAATCCAGAACTACCCACCGATACCCTTTCATCAAAACAATTCAATACACTTGTTGAAGTCGTAGGAGAAGGAGAAATAGAGGGATCAGCAACAGCATCAAAGGCTGGTCTTACAAAAGGAACAACCGCTTATAACAATGCTTTTAAAAAAGATATATTTCTCAATGGAACACAACTACTTCTTAGTTCCGCAGATAACACATCACCAACAGAAGGTGAATTTAACTTTAAAGATGTAGGTTTTGAACCTAGATTTGGCACATCTAATCAAACTTTTATTAATGGAATTGCAAATATTGAAACAGAAACATCTGTTGGAGTTGCCGTTACTTTTGGAAACCCTATAACTAGAGCCGTTTCTAATAACTCTGTAAATGCAATTAGAGTTACAGTTTCATTTAGTAATATTCAAAAAGTCGAAAGCAATGGAGAGATAACTGGTGCAAGTGCTGGGGTAAAGATTGAGATAATACAAAATAATGGAACTACCACCACACCAATAGATGACACTGTTACAGGAAGATCAACCAGTGCATATTTCAGAGATTATCTAATAAATTTACCAGCAAATACAAGCTTTCCTATAAACGTAAGAGTTTCCAGAACAACTGCTGATACTACAAGTCCAGAGTTTACAGCTTTTAGCTGGTCAAGTATGACAGAAGTTATATTTAAACAAAACGCTTATCCTGACACTGCTCATTTAGCTTTAAGGTTTAGTGCAGAATCTTTCCCAAGAATCCCTAAAAGGTCATTTAGACTAAGAGGAATCAAGACAAAAATTCCGCATAATGCCACAGTTGACATACAAACTGGTCGTATAATTTATGCTGGAACATTTAACGGAACATTTAAAACTGATAAAGAATGGCACTCAGATCCAGCTTGGGTGCTTTGGGATATTTTGACAAACACCCGCTATGGGCTATCGGTTGCAGAAAGTTCTTTAGATCAATATACATTTTATAATCAATCTGTTTATAACAATGAGTTAGTAGATGATGGGGAAGGCGGTCAGGAGGCTAGATTTGCAATCAATGTAAATATCACTCAGCAACGTGAGGCTTTTAATTTAATAAATGATATTTGTTCAGTGATGAGGGTTATGCCCTTTTATGCGGCTGGTTCTATATCAATATCTGGTGATCGACCATCTGATCCTGTTTATCAATTTACTCTTGCCAATGTAACGGAAGAAGGATTTACTTATAGTGGTTCTTCATTAAAAACAAGACATACTGTTATTAATGTTGGATATTTTGACCTTGAGACAAGAGCTATTGATTATGAAACTGTAGAAGATACCGCAGCAATAGCAAAATATGGCACTGTAATAAAAACTATTAGAAGCTTTGGTTGTACAAGTAGAGGTCAAGCCTCACGCATGGGAAAATGGTTTTTATATAACGAACAGAAATCAGGTGAGTCTTGCACATTTAAAATCACTCCTGAGTCTGGAACTTTAGTAAGGTGCGGTCAGATAATCTCTATAAGTGACCCTGTAAAAGCTGGATTGAGAAGAGGTGGAAAAATTAAATCTGCCACAACAACCTCAATAGTGGTTGATGATTCTACAAATACAAGTTTAGATGCCACAAATAATGCAACATTAACTGTAATTATGCCTGATGGATCATTAAGTACTAAAGTTATTTCTAGTGTTTCTGGAACAACAATAAACGTAAGTTCGGCTTTTTTAAATTCAAGCAATCAAGCAGAAGCCCCTAATGCAAATTCTGTTTTTATAATTCAAAACGATACTTTAGAAACTACAACTTGGAGAGTTATCACAGTTAAAGAAAACCCAGATTTGACTTTTGATGTTACCGCTTTAGCTCACGATTCTGCTAAATATGCTTTTGTTGAAGATGGTGTTGCATTACCAACAAGAACAACAACTGTATTGACCGAGTTAAAACCAGCACCAAGTAATTTGGAAGCCGAAGAAAAAATTGTTGTTATTGATGGTGATGCTGTAAGTAAAATATTTTTAAATTGGCAGCCTGTTTTAGGTGTAAATAAATATCAGGTTCAATATAGATTCAATAATGGTAATTTTATTACGCAAAATGTAACTAGCAATACTTTTGATATAGAAAATAGTCAAAAAGGTACTTATGAGATTAGGGTTTTTAGTTTTAATGCTATTGATAAGCCCAGCGCAGAGCCAGCGATTCTTACTGTCAATACTTTAGGAAAGACAGCCCTCCCAGACGATCCTACAAATGTAAGAATAGAGCCTATTCAAAACACTGATCTTGTAAGGGTTAGATTCGATCAATCCACCTCTCTTGATGTGCTTCATGGGGGGTTCGTGGAGATCAGACATTCTGTATTAACAGACGGAACTGGAACATTTTTTACTGCTCAAGAACTTGATAAGGTGGCTGGCAACTCTACCTCTGCAACTCTACCTAAATTAGATGGTGAATATATTTTAAAATTTATTGATGATACAGGAAATAGAAGTGCTGGTGAAGGTTCTGCAATTATAGCTTTACCAGAGGATCAAACATTTTTATCTGCTTTAACAAGAAGAGAAGATCAAGATAATCCTAAATTTCAAGGAACAAAAACCAACACAGAGCTTGATGGTACAAACACCTTTTTACAATTACAAGATTTAGGTTTTGATTCAATTACAGACTTTAATACTTTAGATGGGACAGCAACTTTAGATGAAGTTTTAACTATAGCTGCATCTGGTACTTATGATTTTGGTGGGGCTGCTGGCACTTCTTTCTTGGATTTAGGAGGTGTGTTTAATGTTAATTTCAAACGTCATTTGAAATCAAATGGTTTTTTACCTAATGATAATTTTGATGCAATAGATGAATTAGATAAAAGACAGAATTTTGATGGTATTGATGTTGCAAATGTTTCTTCAGATGTTGCGGTTGCAATTACACAAGATGATCCTTCTGGGTCCGCAACTTATACGGCATTTCAAAGTTTTACAAATGGAAACTTCAAAGGGCGTGGATTCAAATTTAGATGTTCTATGGCATCAACAGACCCTTCAGCTAGTATCAAGGTTACAGAGCTTGGTTATACGGCATCATTCACTAGAAGAACTACACAAAGCACAGTTTTAACTACTACTGGTGCAAGCACTGGTCAACCAAATGCTTACACTTTCGATGCTCCTTTCTTCACAGGTGCTGCTGGTTTAGGAGGTACAAATAGCTCACTGCCAAGCATAGGGATTACAAGTCAAAACATGCAAAGTGGTGATTTCTTTGAATTAAGTAATATTTCGGGGACAGGCTTTTCAATAGTTTTTAAGAATGGAAGTAGTATAGTAAACAGAGATTTTACATTTCAAGCTGTCGGTTTTGCAAAAGGAGGGTAGAATAGGCACAAAGCTTTTAATTTATGGCACAAGTTTCAGATTATACAATTAATAATGATTCTGGGGCGAATGTAAGAGCCGACCTCAATAATGTCTTTGCTGCTATACAGAGTTTAAATAGTGGCTCATCAGATCCAGCACACTCAGCTACAGTTGCAAATATGCTGGTTGTTAATACAACTTCAAACCTTTTAAAAATAGTAAACGCTAGTAATAATGGGTTTATAACTATTGGTAATGTAACTCAAGCTAATTTAGGGCTTGCTCCTTTAGCTGGTGCAACTTTTACAGGAAAAGTAACTCATAACTATGTAACAAGTGTTCGTATGCCAGCAGGGAGTACTAGTGATAGAGGCTCAAGTGCTAACGGAGATTTTAGATATAATACTTCCACACACAAATTTGAAGGGTATCAAAACGGAAACTGGGGGGATATCGGTAGTGGCGGCGGAGCAACTGGTGGTGGCTCAGAGGCTATTTTTCACGAGAATGAGAATGCGATGGATCAAGACTATACAATCGGTGATGGTACAGCTAATATAAATGCAGGAGTTTTTGGTCCATTAACCATAAATGCAACCTTAACAATACCAGCAACCTCTGTAGTAACTATCGTTTAATTATGGCTTTATCTATTAACGGCACAACTGGAATTTCTGGAGTTGATGGATCAAACGCTAGTCCAGCAATTCAAGGGACGGATTCAAATACTGGTTTATCGTTTGGATCTGATACTGTCAATATAAATACAGGAGGGACGACTAGAGCAACTGTTGATTCATCTGGAAAATTTGGAATTGGAAACACAAGCCCAGCATCTTTTGATGATTACGCAAATCTTCTAGTTGTAGGTACTACATCAGGAAATAATGGAATCACTATTGCTGCTGGTTCTAGTAATAGTTCATCTATTTATTTTGCTGATGGTACATCTGGTGGATCTCAAAAAAATGCTGGAATAGTTGATTACAACCATAGCACTGACAAAATGCGATTTGGAACAGCAGCAAGTGACGCTATGGTCATAGATTCGTCTAGAAAAGTAGGTATTGGTACAAATTCTCCTGATGCTGCTTATAGAACTTCAATACAAGAAGATACAAGTGGACATGGTGTTTTATTATTAAATAGAACTGCTAATATTGATTCAACATTTCGTGATTTTGTACTTTTTAAAAGAAGTTCAACAACTGTTGGATCTATAAAAACCAATAACAGTGGTACTCAATACAATACATCTTCTGATTACAGATTAAAAGAAAATGTAGTTACAATATCTAATGCCACAGATAGATTAAAACAACTACAACCAAAAAGATTTAATTTTATTTTAAACCCAGACACAACAGTTGATGGTTTCTTAGCACATGAAGTTAGTTCAATAGTTCCAGAAGCAATAAGTGGAACAAAAGATGAAGTTGATTCTGATAATAACCCTGTTTATCAAGGAATTGATCAAAGTAAACTTGTTCCTTTACTTACTGCTGCATTACAGGAAGCTGTTGCTAAAATTGAAGTATTGGAAACAAAAGTCGCTGCATTGGAGGCTGAATAAATGGCAAGTATAAAATTAAAACACGCATCAGGGAATAGCACTATTTTAAACAGTCCAGCAGCTAACCCTACCGATGATGTAACTCTTAAATTACCATCTACAACTGGTTCGGCTGGTCAAGTTTTAAAAGTAGCAAGTGCGAACCATAGTTCAACAAATGCAGAACTTGAGTTTGGTGCTGGTGGTAATACAGGTAGTTTACAAGTTCTAGAAAAGTTTTATTTATTAGCAGATGGCAGATCAGTTTCTACATCTAACGGAACAGTAACAACATCTAATGTTACGGCTCAACAGGATTTAACAGATTCTTTTGCTGAAGCGACAGGGTCATCATTAACTTATCAGCCACCAACAGGTACAACAGAAATTATATATGAGTACAAATTCCTTCTTGCAGAAAATAATTCTAATGATAGATATTTAGCTCCTTACTATGTAGATATAGATGGATCAGAAATACTTGAATCTAGATCAAGTAGAATGGGTAGTGCAGAATACCACGATACAGTAAATGTTAAATATGGATTTAGGGTCAATACTGGTGGTAGTAATAATGCTACAACAGGGGATCGAGCATCTTTATCATCAATAACTATTAAAACTATGATAAGAAGATGGGCAAGCTCTTACGCAGCAAAAATACACCACCTTCAATATTATAGCGGCACAAGTACTGTTGATATTACAAGAAGACCTTATGTAGGAATTACAGCTATAGGTACACCATCATGAGCGAACTCAAAGTTAATTCAATCAAGGGTGTAAATGCCACCTCGTCTGCGATCAGCATAAATAATACTGATGGAACGTGTACTGCCAACATTACTAATAACCTAAGTAATAGAAATTTAATAATTAACGGAGCTATGCAAGTGGCTCAAAGAGGCACGTCATCATCTTCAACTAATGGTATTGGCACTGTTGACAGATTTCATAATATACGAAGTGGACATGATGAAGAGCCAACCCAAGCACAACACCCTCTAACTTCAAGTGATACTGGCCCCTATGAAGAAGGATTTAGATTTTCTTTCCATGTTACAAATGGCAACCAATCAAGTGGTGCTGGCACAAATGATTATATGTCAATGCGTTATAAAATCGAAGCTCAAGATATGGCAAATTCTGGCTGGAATTATACTTCAACTTCGAGTTTTATTACTTTTTCTTTTTGGGTAAAATCAAGTGTTGCTCAAAATTTTTATGGTTATTTAAAAACTACTGATGGCACGGATCAAAGATATGCTTTTGAAACTGGTTCTTTATCTGCTGATACTTGGACAAAAATAACAAAAACAATATCAGGAAATTCTAATCTACAGTTTGATAATACTAATCTACAGGGATTAGAAATATATCTTTCACAATTTTGGGGAACAGCCTTTACAGATTCAGGTGTTTCTCTGAATACTTGGGGTGCTTATGCTAGTGATACTAGAATGCCAGATAATACGTCAACTTGGTGGACAACAAATGATGCGACATTTGAAATTACAGGAGTTCAATTAGAAGTAGGCAGCGTGGCAACAGATTTCGAGCATAGGTCATTTGCACAGGAGCTTGCTTTATGTCAGAGGTATTTTGAACGAATAGTGTTACACTCAAGTGAAATTTATATCTTTGCAACAAATCAATTTAATAGTGGGACTCAAATACATAGACAGTTAAAAACAACTATGAGAGCTACACCAACAGTAACTTTAGACGCTGCAACTTTTGCTCATTATGTAATAGCTGGAAGTGGCTCTAATGGAACATTTACAGCTAGTCCTGTATCTTATTCAAATTCAAATATTGTCATTCAAGCACCATCAATAACTGCCAGTACTGTTTATTGGGTAAGTAAATCTGCTACTGGTTACGCTGACGCAAATGCTGAATTATGACTTACAAATTTTTTGCAAAGATTGATCCCTCTGACGGATCAAAAAGTAATGATACAAAAGGTATTATTAGAAAAGCTGATGGGGCTTGGATTCCAAATGATCCAGCTAATACAGATAATCAAGAGTACCTTAAATGGGTAGCAGAGGGAAATACACCCGAAGCTGCTGATTAATTAACCTTTTCCATTTGTCTAGTCATATAGCTGGTTATTAAATATAAAGGAGTAATAGTAGGAATAATTATTA